TTACGGACAGGTTCCTTGAGGCTGTTGAATTGGAGGAAGATTGGTATTTCACTTTTAATAATAAGGAGTACCATTCCTACGAAATGCTTCGCAACAATGATGATGTTACTTATGTCGTTGGCCTAGATGAGGAGGACGCTCTTGCTCGCGCTGAGAATTTTTATAAAAAAGATTGGAAAGATACGTTTGTTTGTCTTGGTCGTAAGGATATTAAAGCCAGGGACTTATGGAATATGATCTGGAAAAACTCTGTAGAATCTGGAGATCCTGGGATATATAACATCGACTTGGCTAATAAATATACTAATGTTTCGTATTTTGAAAGATTGGATTCTACCAATCCTTGTGGTGAAATTTCACTCCCATCCTATGGAAACTGTTGCCTCGGTAATATTAACCTTAGCAACATGGTCCTTGATAGTGGCAGCGATCTTGATTGGAAGCGATTGGCTCGTACAGTTCGCACGGGAATTAGATTCCTAGATAATGTTCTTACGGTCAATAAGTTTCCTACGGACACCTGCAAGAGAGTTGGAGAACGCTCCCGTAGAGTCGGCCTGGGCGTTACGGGGTTACATTATATGCTTATTAAACTGGGGCTTAAGTATGGCAGTGAGAAGTGTTTGGAGTTCTTGGAAAGGCTCTTCTCTACCCTACGAGATGAGGCTTATAAACAGTCGATTTATCTCGCACGGGACAAGAGCCCATTCCCAGAATTCGACTACAAAAAATATTTAAATGAAGATTACGCTAAAACATTACCTGCTCGTATTAGGATGCTTATTAAGCGTCATGGTATTAGGAATGCCGTTATGCTTACCATTCCCCCCTGCGGAACTATCTCCATGCTTCACGGTGTCTCAAGTGGTATTGAGCCAATATTTGCTGCTATGTATAACCGTAGGTATCGTCAAGCAAATGTTTGGAAGGAGCAATTAGTTGTTGACCCCCTCTTCAAAGAATTCTATGAGAAAGGAGTGCCGCTGGATAACTTCGTCGGAGCCTATGATGTGGCCCCCGAAGATCATATTAAGGTACAAGCTACGGTCCAAAAGTACATGGATTCATGCATCTCCAAAACCATCAACCTTCCCAAAGATACAGAGCCTGAGGACTTTTCTCAAGCAGCATTGGACTATGCTCCGTACCTCAAAGGTCTTACAGTGTATAGGGCTGGCTCTAAAGGAAATGAACCTTTAGAGGCTATTCCTTTGTCTCAAACAAATGTGGATAAATTTATGAAAACAGAGGATAAATCCGCTTCTGTTCAAACAGGTGAGGCTTGCTCCTTATCAGGAGGGGAGTGTGGATCATGAGTCGCCCACCGTTCAAAAGAAAAGATGAAGTAACTAGAGAAACTATAGTTCTCGCACTACTATATGCTACTTTATGGAGTGTGTTTATGTATGGGATACTAGAGTGGCGCGGATAGTATGACCTACTACGATTGGGTGTGTAGTGATTGCGAGTGTGTTTGGGAGGAGGACCATCCGATTGGTACAGCCCCCAAGCAAACAGAGTGCCCTGAGTGCGGAGAGCTTAGATCTAGAAATTGGTCCTCTGTTTCAAACTTTAGGATGTTGGGTGATTGTCATACCAATAGAGCTAGGTTGAGAGATACTTATATCAATGGCTTGGATAAAGACACCGCGCATGATTTTTATAATGAATCTATAGAAGCTTCAAAGAGAGCCCAAAAGACGGGTTGGAAACATTACGCTAAGTATACCCCAAATATAGAGCAAGGGGTTAAAGATGGGCTTGTAAGGCGCAGAAGCATTGATGAGGCTTCAAAACGAAAGGAAAATGCGAAAAAACTCTCAAGGATTGTCTATAATCAATCAGGACAGGATATCGCAGAAACCCTTGAACGCAAGCCCCAATAATGAAATACGATTTTAGTGATGATATTCAGAGAGGAATTCTCTTCCTCTCCAAGTATAGTCGAGATTTTTATCTTCAAATTAGCTCTCTGGTTCAGCCTGAGTATTTTGAGTACCCTATTCACTCAAATATCTTCAAGGCTATCCAAAACTACTATGAAGATTACCTGGATATCCCTAAAGACTTACATTTAGTAGAATGTGTCAAAGCCTTTAAAGGACCGAAAGAAGATCTCTCAGATTACGATGATGAGCTTTATAAGGTTAACTCTATGGATGCGTCCTGTATTGGACACACTGAGTTCTTTCTCGATATCATAGAGAAGTTCGCCCAAAAGGCTGCCATGAGAGAAGCCATTACAAGTAGCATCGGTCTTTTGAAGGATGACCGTATGGGTGAGATTGAAACCTTGGTCCGAGATGCTTTGTGTATTAACAGGAATGTAGATTTAGGTCAGACTTACTTTAATGATATTCTAGCTCGCTTTGAAAGAAGCTTAAAGGATAATGTAGGTAATCGTCACCCTATGGTTTTTGATACGCTTTCCAAAGAACTGGAAGGAGGTTTAGGGAATAAAGAGTTGGCTATGGTAGTTGCCCCTCCAGGGGTGGGCAAGTCTGTGTACTTAGTTAATCAAGGCGTTCACGCGATGATGAACAATAAAAAAGTTCTATACATCAGTTTAGAGATGAGCGAAGATCGTATTGCAGCCCGTTTCGATTCGGTAATGACCCTTATCCCCCAAAAGAAGTTAAAGGATAGTCTTTCTTTATTACAGAAGAGGCTAACACTCTTTGGAGATAAGTTCCCTGAAGCCCAACTTATGATTAAAGAGTTTCCGACTGGGTTAGCAAATATTAATGATATTAGATCTCTTCTTGTTCAGCTTCAAAACTATGAGAGCTTCAAGCCTGATGTAATCTTGATTGATTACCTAGAGTTGTTGCGCCCGACCCGAGAGGGTATGGCTGAGTATCAAGCTCAACAGAGAATATCAGAGGAGCTTAGAGGGATTGCCGTTGAGTGCGATGTTTTAGTGTGGACCGCTACACAAACAAACCGTCAAGGTAGATCAGTTAAGTTAATTACTGATGCGGAATTAGCTGATGCTTATGGTAAGATTAGAACCTGCGATTACGCTATATCCCTAAATCAAACGGAGGAGGAGTTTGATGATAGTCAGATGCGTTGTTATGTTATGAAATCTAGGAATGGAAAGCAGCGTTTTGTTGTTCCTCTTTCTATTGATTATACCACCTTAACTATGAGTGAGACTGACCCTTATGACATCGAAGAATAAGCACCATCTTTTTACTGTTTTGTTGGCTAATCCTAATCTTTTAAAGGTGGACGGAGGTTGGGCTACTTTTACCATTAAAATGATAAAGGGGCTCAAGTCAGGAAAGGCTATGTGTTGGGGTACTTGTGATTTCGACACTTACGAGATTCACTTAGATGATAAGCTGGCTGATGAACCTGCCAGAGAAACTTTACTACATGAGATATGTCATATCCTGTTGGAGTTCTGTGGGTTAGGAGGGAACGACGTAGAAGAAGAAGAAAGTGTTAAGACTTCTAACGAAAGACTGACTATAACAATGTCCAGAGCGATGATGATGTTCGCTCGACTTAACCCCGAACTAGCTAAGGAATTATTATGCCTAAATTAGATATTAATCAGATCATTAATGAGCTTGACATGGATACATATAATGAGATTTGTCAAAATATAACAAGGATTGATAGGAGTAACATGGATGTGGAGCTTTCTCGTCACGCCAGCCACTACTCTTATTACTCTGCGATGCAAGATCTTTGTAAAAAGAAATTGGATGACAAAAACTTAGAGCTAACTATGTACATGGCTCAAACCAGAAAAGAAAGAACAGAAGAAGGGAAAAGCCTCGCAAAGAAACCTACTGCTAAGGATTTGGATGATCATGTCCTCTCCCAGGCTGAGTACGGGCGCATTTGTCGTGAGGTTAATGATCTAACTTTGAAGTATAATATGCTGAAGAGCCTAGTTCAATCTTTAGGACAGAAGAAGGATTTGCTCGTCCAACTGTCCGCTAATATGAGAGCAGAAAAAAATATTTACAGCTAACAAAAACTGGCATTGTCGCCTATTATAGCATCCACAGCTTAACGAACTACACAGGAGTTTAAAAAACATGGCTATTGATTTAGATAAGATTAAGGAAATCCACGCTAACCTTTCAGGCAAAGGTGGGGGTGGTGGAATGTCCGATACATTCCTCAAAATTGAAGAGGGTACTAACACTGTTAGAATCCTTCCTCCCAAGGAAGAAGATCAGGACTTTTACGCTATGACCAAACTGCATAGGATTCCTATGCAAGACGGCACAGTAAAAAATATTCACTGTCGTTCAGTTCACGGAGAGCAGTGCCCCATCTGCAATCTATACTTCTCTCTTTGGAAGGAGCCCACTAAAGATGAGGACCTTGCTCGTCAAATTAAAGGGCGCGACCGCTACTACCTTAATGTTGTAGACCGTGAAACAGGGGCTGTGAAGATTCTTTCTATTGGCATCATCCTCTTTAAGAAGATTATTGCTGCTATGGTTGATCCTGATTATGGTGATATTACCGATGCGGAAGGAGGACATGACTTTAAAATTATTAAGGTTATGGAGGGTCAATGGCCTAAATACGATCAGTCTGCGCCCAGGCCCAAGTCTACCCCTGCGGGTAGTGGAAAAGAGGTTGCAGAATGGATGGACACTCTTCATGATATCCAGTCTCTTGTGAAACTGGAAGACTATGAGGAGCTTAAGCAGATCGCTGAAAGTATCAACCCCTTTGCGGCTGTTGAGAGATCTGTTGATGACATTAACCGTCCTGTTGTGGACGTTGATGATAACGATTACATGGAAAGGTTACAATCATGAAAAATATTATTCTACCTGCCGCTATTGCGGTTCTATTTGGAGCGGGTCTGATGTCTTGCTCTATGGTTGAGGGGTTTATGGGTGAGGGCACTACTGACTCTCCTGGAGGATTTCTCGACAACATCTGGACTCTTTTAAAAGGGTTCCTTCCTAGTCTTGCTGCTTGGGAGGGTGGATGTTCTATCTTCAGTCCAAGAAAGAGGCAGCACTACACCAACATGGTTATGGCAATTGTGCCTATGAACAAGAATATGGAATTTGGGGATGCTATTAATTCTCTGGGCTCAGGTCTTGGTCTAGCGCATTCCTCAGATGCCACTAAGGCTACCAATGAGGAAGAAGTGGCTACTAAAAAAGTTGAGGCTGCAAAACCTACAAAAAAAGCATAAAAACTAAACAGTAGGATCTATAATATGGGGAGCTTTAGGGCTCCCTATATTTTTATAAATGGATAAGTTAAAGATTTTATGTTGTCCCGCCAATGAGGGTGGTTGTGCCTACTATCGAGCTTGGGCTCCTATGAGAAAGCTCGCAGAAAGATACCCTGATTCAATTGAGATGCGCTTTGAGATGAATCCTTTGGGCATAGACACCAGTACAGGTGCATGGCAAGAAAACTGGGATTTTGAGGCTATAAAATGGTCTGATGTTGTGATGACTCAAAACATCAGCAATTGGGGAGGTCCGTACACTGGGCGACTCATAGGGAAGGCTAAGGAGTTTGGGAAGTTTGTCCATTATGATACTGATGATCTTTTAACGAACTTATACGAAGGCCATAGACTAAAGCAAGTTTACGAAGAAAAGGGGTTATCTGAGATAACAAAATTTTTATACCAGAGTTCCGATTTGGTAACCGTTACACAGAGAAAATTTGCAAGTCGCATAGGTCCGTTCTGTAAGGGTGTTTTAGCGGTTGTAAAAAATGCAATTGATTATAACTTAGATAACTGGAATCATCCGAAGGTTCCCCCTAGGAGTAAGAGGCTGGTGAGGATTGGTTGGGCAGGAGGAATTCACCATGAGGAGGACGTAAAAGAGTTTGCTGGTATTCCTCATTTTGTTAACCAACGAGTAGGAAGAGAGAACGTGGAGTGGCATTTCTTTGGTCGCCCTCCAGTTGATCCCAATGACGAAAAAGAGAAGTGGCAACTAGACGTTTGGGATAATTATCAGAGGATATTGCTCAAAGGATTTAAGGGTGCTAAAAATTGGTTTATTCATTCAGCTTTGCCTTCCGATCAGTATGGGGTTATTTTTGCAAATATAGATCTTGCCATAGCTCCCCTCCAGATGAATGATTTCAATGATTCTAAGTCTGAAATTAAGGTAGCAGAGTGTGGAAGATATAAAGTACCTTTAGTCGCATCTAATGTTGGTTGCTACGATGAAACTATTAAAAACGGTCGAACAGGGTATCTTATTGACCCGAATGCACCTCCTGCGGAGTGGGTGAAAATTTTAACTAAAGTTATTCGTGATAAGAAGCATAGGGACCAAATGGGGAGAAATCTACACGAAGTTACGGAGGAGTACTTTGATATAAATAAAGTAATAGATCAAAGATATACTTTATATAAAGATGCGTTTGAGATGAGTGGGCGAAGTGATTTAGCGGAGAAATTGCATGAGTGATACTACTGTAATTATAAAGACGATTGGAAGACCTACGTTAAAGAATGCTATTCTTTCAGCAAAGAGAGAAGGGTTTAACGTAATTGTAGTCAGTGATGGTGCAAAAGTTAGCGCCCAAGGTGTTAAGCTTGTAAAGCTTGGAAGGCAGTGGGGATTTTATGGAGGCATGGCAGCAAATGTCGGAGCCGCTATGGCAGAAACTGAGTTCATAACCTTTTTAGATGATGACGATGAGTTTGCCGTAGGTGCTGGTAAAATTATTCGTGATAAACTTAAAGAAGATCCTTCTGTGGATATATGGGCAGCAGGGGTTCGCTTTGATAGAAGGATAAAAGTTTATGATCAGGACTCAGGAGATACAGTACATGCCTCTACTGATTTGTGTTTAAATGGTGATTTGGGGGTGGTTCCTGGGAATGTAGCGATGCCTACTTATAGGACCTCTATATTCTCTAAGATCCCTTTTCTTGATACAATAAACCTAGAAGAACAAAATCTAACAGACTTCTTTCATATTAAGGCTTGTGTGTCCGCAGGGCATAAAATAGATTGGTTTGGGAAGGTTATTTACTTAGTTCGCCCAGAGGTTGGAGGCGTCAACGGTAAGGGAAAATGAGAATACTTATAGTAACTAACAAAACTCTGCTTAGGAACGGTAAGCAAGAGTTAGATACTGGTTATCATTATCTACAAAAACCTTTAGAAGCTTTAGGTCATCACGTTTCTTTGTATGATACTGTGGCTCCTGTTATCCCTGATTTCAGAGTAGTAGTTTCTGCTTTTTCTCCTGATTTAATCTTTTGTTGCTTTACTGGGAATCCAGGGATAACCCCACACGAACCTTGGAATGATATTTTGAGGATCACTCGTCAAGGGAAAATAAAAACCTTTAATTGGTTCTGTGATGATACTTGGAGATTTGAAAATTTCTCTAAACATATCTGCTGGTATTTTACTCACTGCTCAACCCCAGAGCCTTCCTATGTTGATAAGTTTAAGGATACTGGATATAAAAATATCCTTCTAGGCTGTTGGCATGTAAATTCAGATTACTATCCTGAGACTAAGAAGGATATTGATATTTCTTTTGTAGGGGGGATGAATCAAAGCAGGAGCGAGTTTTTCTCTGCTTTAGATGATCCTGTAACTATAGGACAGAATTTATCCATTGAAGACTTGTTTGATTTTTATTGCCGCTCAAAAATTGGCGTTAATTTAAGTTTAAATTCTAATGACCCAGAAGGAAAGACTCAGATGAAGCAACGTGTGTTTGAGTTGGCAGCAGCCAAATGTGTAGTGCTTACAGAGTATCATCCAGGAGTAGAGTCCTTTTTTGAGGTTGACAAAGAGATTGTTACTTTCTCTACTCCTGAAGAGTTTACTGAAAAAGCAAATTATCTATTATCTAATCCACAGGAAGCAAGCGAGATTGCTGAGAGGGGTCATGCTAGATTTTTAAAAGAGCATGAATCGAAAGTTAGATTAAACTCTATGTTAGAGGAGATTTTTGATGGGGCGTAAAGTGTTTATTAAAAAGCATTGGTCTGGTGCAGGCAAGTGGATCTACGAAGGATACAAACGAGCTTGGGAGCGGTTGGGTTATTCTGTTGTTTATTATAATTCTTTAGATGAGATCAATGGCAGAAAAAATAAATACTATGTGATGGCATTAGGTGGAGATGTTAACTCAGACCTAGCACTACAAAAAATTAAAGAGTCTCAAAAAACTTTTCTTTATGTGCAGCCTAACGAGTTTCCTGATCCTTGGGGCACTCACCCCAACTTCCAATGCCATTGTCCCTTAGAGTATATTAAAAAGGTAAATGAATTAGATAATGTGCGTTTGTGGGCTTTCGGCAATACTGATAAATACCATACAAAATGGAAGAAGGTTAATTATATTCCTTTAGCTTTTGACCATTTAGGGTACCAACCAGAAAAGGCTGAGTCCTTTGAGCATGATGTGTGCTTTGTTGGTGGTTGGGCAGATAATGGATTTAATGAGAAGCGACAGATAATGCGTTCTCATTTTGATGCATTAAAAAAGTTAGATATAAAGCTGGGGCTCGCAATAAATCAAGGGATTTCTGATCAGGAAGAGGCTAATCTTCTTTACAACAGCAAGATCGCTTTGAATTTGCACGATCAATATCAGAGAGTTTTAGGTACGGATTCAAATGAACGAACCTTTAAGTCTTTAGGCTTAACAGGATTTCTTATTTGTGATGCGGTGACCGAGGTGATAAATCTTTTTCCTTCGGTTCCTACTGCTGAAGATGTGGACAGTTTTGTTTCCTTGGTAGAGAAGTATTTAAAAGAGGATTTATTGGATATTAAAGAGGAGAATAGGAAGCTTATTTTGGATGAGCACACATATGTTCATCGTGTAAAGGCTTTATTAGAGTTATGATTATATACATTGATATAGATAACACAATCTGCAAGACCCAAGATGTGAGTGATTATTCTAAATCTACTCCCATTTTTGAAAACATAGAAAAAGTAAAAGCATTGGTTTCCGAAGGACATGATGTTTCTTTTTGGACTGCGCGAGGAAGCCTGTCTGGTAAAGATTGGCAGGAGTTAACTTTAAATCAATTAGCTTCTTGGGGTGTGGGAGGTATTCCCGTTATCTTTGATAAGCCTTACTTTGATTTATTTATTGATGATCGAGTTATGAATGTGGAGGATTGGAAATGAAAGTTACTGCGGTTATTCCAACATACAATTCAATGAAGTATGTTGATCAATGCCTAGATTCGGTCTTATCTCAGAAGTACACAAATTTGGAGGTACTAGTTTACGACAACGAAAGCACTGATGGAACCTATGAGCATTTATTGGATCGGCAAGACGGCAGTTTTGAAGTCCGTAGCGTACCCAATGTAGAGCCTAATGGGTATAGAGAAGCAATGAATCATGTTTTTGAGAATTGCACTAGCGATTACATTACCTTTATTTCTTCTGATGATTACGTTCATCCAGAGTATATTTCAAATGCGATGGAAGTAATTAAAGCCATCCCCCAAGAGGTTAAGTGTTTACAGAGCGGTATGGTCTGGGTGGACGAGAGAGGGAATCAGATTAATTACCATGGGCATATGTATGAGTCTTTAGATGAGTTTAAAGAGATGGCTTTGAAACTTTGTCCTGTCACCAATCCCACAGTATTTTATCACAAAAGTATATGGTCTATCCTTAGTGAGTGCAGGGAGGCACATTTTGAAAATAATCTTGTAGATATAGGAGTAGGTGACTATGATATGTGGTGCGGGTTAGCGAATCGAGGAGTGTATGTTCATCCTGTAGATGGATCCCTAGGATATTACTACCGCTGGCACTCTGGTCAGGCCACTTGGAAGGTTCAAGAAAGTGGCGTTAATTATGATGAGATAATTAGGAATTACTGGAAGAATAAATGGACAAAAAATTAGTTATATTTGAGATGGCAAACAACCACATGGGAGATGTGGAGCACGGTAAACTTATCATCGAAGAGTTTGCTAAAGTGAAGGATAAGTATCCTGAATTTAATTACGGAATTAAGTTTCAATTGAGACACATTGATACTTTTATTCACCCCCATTTCCTGAATAGGACTGAGGTTAAGTATGTAAAGAGGTTCAAAGATACTGAGTTGACCCAGTCTGACTTTAGCGAGTTGAAGCATTTAGCGGAAGCAAAAGGTTTCGTTTCAATTTGTACTGGCTTTGATGAGAGGTCGATAGACACGATGGAGGCTATGAATTTTCCTATTATTAAAGTTGCTAGTTGTTCGTTTACCGACTGGCCTTTACTTAATCGTATTGCTGCTACGGACGTTCCGATTATTGCATCTACCGCAGGGTCTAACCTAGAGGATATAGATAATGTTGTTTCCTTCTTTTTGAATCGCAAGAAAGACCTAACCATTATGCATTGTATTGGTGAGTATCCTACCTCAGAAGGAAGTATGCAACTTAATCAATTAAAGCTCTTGAAAGATAGATATCCTGGGGTTAAGGTGGGTTATTCTACGCATGAGGATCCTAATACTTTTGATATAGTTCCTATTGCCCTTGGTATAGGAGCAGAAGTTCTTGAGAAGCATATCGGGGTCGCAACTGAGGAGTATGATTTGAATGTTTACTCAGTTAGCCCTGAGCAGATGGATAAGTGGTTAGAGAATGCCTCTAGGGCAGTAAAGGCTTGTGGTATAGCCGAGGGGCGTCATGCTGCCACAGAGAAAGAGCTATCTGATCTTAGAACTTTTAAGCGAGGTGTTTTCTTAAATAGAAATATTTCTGCTGGAGAAGTAATTACAAAAGATGATGTTTATTACGCTTTTCCGTGTAAGCAGAATCAGATCTTAGCTAATGATATGAGTAAGTATGTTGGTTATAGTGCTAAAGTTGATATGTTTAGAGATGAAGGGTTACTTCACTATGGGGTTAAAGAGGTTAATACTAGGCAAGCCATTTTGACCATTAGAAATAAAGTTAATGCTCTCCTAGAAGATTCAAATGTCGTTGTGCCTAAAAATGCTCCTTTGGAGATTTCTCACCACTACGGGATTGAAAACTTTTATGAGACTGGTTTGTGTATGGTTACAGTGGTTAACGAAGGCTACTGCAAAAAGCTCCTGATTTCCCTGGCAGATCAAGCGCATCCTACTCAGTATCACGAGCAGAAGACGGAAACTTTTGTCGTTCTATATGGGGAGGTTCAACTTTTCCTAGATGATACGGTAAGCACAATGCTTCCAGGCGAAGTTGTTACAATCCATCCTGGAGTTCGGCACAAGTTTATTGGAGGCCCAAAAGGGTCTATTATTGAGGAAATCTCTACAACTCATTTCGTAGATGATTCATATTATACGGACGAGTCTATTTCGAAGAATAAGAATAGGAAAACAATGGTAAGCCATTGGGTTAATTAAATGCAGGAAATTGTAAAAGAAAACGGGTTACGAGTCTTCCCCATTAAGGAGGGGAGCGGGAAAACTCCTGAAGGTGGTCAGAGAGTTTTGGCACATTACGAAATTCGCTTCGGAGAAGGAACCTCTACCTCAAAGTATAATTACGATAAGGGAGCATATGTAGAGGATCAATACGACAGTACTTACGAGGATAAGCCTTTTGGTGGTCCTGTCGAGTTTGTAATTGGTCAAGAAACGCCTAAAGATGATCTCTACACTAAGGGTGATTCCATTGAGGGGTTTGACGAAGCTTTTTTAAGTATGAAGGTTGGTGATCAGGTAAAGCTTTTTATTCCTCACTCCCTTGCCTACGGAGAAGAGGGAGCCAGCAGCTTCCACACTTTTTTTGGTTATAGGGTCCCCCCCAATAGGGACATGACTGCTATCCTTGAATTAGTTGACATCTTGGATGGTGATGATTCCTTGTCGGAATCTCCCGTTAGAGGTCCAGCTTACGAAGGTTAGTACATGATAAAACTTTCGGACTATGTTGTTGATTTTATTCAACAGCAAGGAGTAAAAGATATTTTCCTTTTGCCAGGGGGCGGGTGTATCCATCTTGTTGATTCTATAGGTAAGAGTGATTTAAATTATGTGTGTAATCTACATGAGCAAGCTTGTAGTATTGCTGCTGATGCTTATGGACAATACACAAATAATTTAGGAGTATGTTTAGTTACTACTGGCCCAGGAGGAACAAACTCGTTAACGGGGGTCGCTGCTGCATGGTTAGATTCTACTCCTATGCTTATTATTTCGGGTCAGGTCCAAAAGAAGGATATGATAAATGATAGGGGCACTCGCCAGATTGGGTTTCAAGAACTTGATATGGTATCTTTGGCCTCTCCTGTCACTAAACACGCGATCACCGTGACTGACCCAAAATCAATCAACTATCACTTAGAAAAGGCAGTTTTTTTAGCGCAGAATGGTAGACCTGGGCCTGTTTGGATAGACATTCCTCTGGATGTTCAAGCGGCTTACATCGAGGAAAAAGAGCTAAAAGGATACAATCCTAAAAAGGAGACTCCTGCTTGGTCTAAGGTTCCCGAAGTCTCTTTAAAGGACTCTGTTTCTAACCTCATCGAAGATTTAAATAGGTCTGAGAGACCTGTTATTTTAGCAGGTAACGGTGTCCGTTTATCGGGAAGTATCACACAACTCAAAGAGCTTTGCGATTTCCTACAAATACCTGTTCTTCTTACTTGGAAAGCAATTGATTTCTTGGAAGAAAATCATCCTTTATTTGTCGGAAGGCCAGGAGGTGTAGGACAAAGGGGAGCTAATTTCTCTCAACAAAACTCAGACTTTCTATTGAGTTTAGGGGCGAGGCTAGATCATGGACAAACTGCATATCAACATAAGTATTTTGCAAGAGAAGCTACAAAGGTTATCGTGGATATTGATAAGGCCGAGATTGATAAACTCGATATGGATATCAAGTATCCTATTGTTGCAGACTGCAAAGACTTTATTGAAGAGGTGCTTAAGCAGAAGCATAAGATCAAACCTGTTTCCAAAGAGTGGTTAGATAAGTGTAAAGATTGGCAAGCCAAATATCCTGTCGTTACTGAGGAGCATTTTGACGATGATGATAACATTAGTAACTATGGATTTATAGAGGTGCTGTCGTACCTCATGCCTGAAGATGCGTTAATCATTCCAGGAAGTTCGGGAGGATGCAGCGAGGTTACAATGCAAGCCTTTAAGATTAAGAAGGGCCAAAGAATGTTTAACAGCGAAGGTTTAGGTCCAATGGGTTTTGGGATCGCCGCTGCCATGGGAGGTTGTATAGCCGCAGGGAACAAACCTACTGTTTGTATTGATGGTGATGGTGGTTTCATCATGAATATTCAGGAACTTGAGGTTGTTAAACGCTTAAACCTTCCAATCAAATTCTTTGTCTTAAATAATAATGGGTATGTGTCTATCAGAAATACACAAGAAACTCATTTCGATAAAAAGTTTGTTGCAAGCGGGAGAAGTAGTGGGCTTACACTTCCTAGTTTAGAAAAGAATGCGGAGGCTTACGGTATTCGTTATATGCGTTTTGAAACAATGAGTGACCTCTGGGATGTTGATGGGCTATTGGAACAGGACGGACCTGTTATCTGTGAAGTAATGCTGCCAGAGGACCATGTGACAGCACCAAAAGCAAGCGTATACAAAACAAAGGATGGTCAGTTTATGGCAAGACCGATGGAAGACTTAGCTCCTTTTTTAGACAGGGATGAGTTCTTGGAAAATATGATTATTGCTCCCATAGATGAATAAGATTTTAATAACGGGAGGGAATGGCTTCATAGCTAAAAGTCTTTATGAGTACTTAAGTAATGTTTATTTTGAGCCATTAAAATCTAATGTAATTTGTTTAAATAGACAAGGTCTAGATCTGCTGGATACTAAGAAAGTTGCGGATTACCTAAAAAAAGAGAAGTTCGATGTGGTAATTCATACCGCTAATCATGATGCGGTTCCATCCTTTACCGATAAGATGAGATCTGATGTCTTAGACATAAATTTAAGAATGTTCTCTAATCTTTCCTCTTGTAGAGAGCATTATGGAAAGATGCTTTATTTTGGTTCAGGGGCAGAAGCGGGGAGAGAGAATTGGGTCCCTAAAATGACCGAGGAGTATATCGAGGAGTTTGTACCAAAAGACCCCTATGGTTACTCTAAACATATTATGAATAAGAAAGCCAAGGACAGTAGCAACATTTATAATTTAAGGTTGTTTGGTCTTTATGGTAAATTTGATGATTGGAGATACAGGTTTATACCTAACGCTTGCTGCAAGGCAGTTTTGGGAATGCCAATCACTTTAAAAAAGGATGCCCTTTTCGATTATTTATACATTTCAGATTTAGCTCGTATAGTACATTGGTTCATCGAAAATACCCCAAAATATCATTCGTATAACATTTGTTCTGCTGAGGTTAGCTCATATAAAGAACTAGGACAAAAAGTAATTAAATTTTCCCGAAAAGATTTAGATTTAGAAACCCTAGAGGAGGGAGAAGGCATTGAGTATAGTGGAGACAATTTTAGGCTTTTACAAGAAAAACATTTTACTTTTGTTCCAACTGGTGTAGCAATTGCTGACTTGTATAAGTGGTATGACCGTCATCACTCTATTATTGTAAAAGAGGATTTTTTATATTGATTTGTAGAGTTTGTTCAGGACCACTAAAAACATTACTATGCTATGGCAATATGCCTAAAGCAGCGCAGCATTTTCCAAGTTTACATGAGTTGCAGGATGAAAAAGGCGCAGATTTAGAGGTATGTCGATGTTCGTTATGCGATTTGGTTCAGCTAAGTAACGAGCCTGTGCCATACCATAAGGAGGTTATACGCGCTTCTGCGTTTTCAGATGAGATGGAACAATTTCGTGTGCAGCAGTTCGCTGATTTTGTGGATAAGTATGACCTGAAAGATAAAAAGGTTTTGGAGGTGGGTTGCGGTAAAGGCGAATTTTTACAGTTAATGCAGGATACAGGAACTGATGCATACGGCATTGAATACGCTCAAGATTCAGTTAATTATTGTTTAGATGCGGGATTACAAGTAGAAAAAGATTATATTCTATACGCTCACCACGAAGTAAAGGAAGCTCCTTTTGATTGCTTCTTTATACTCAATTTTTTCGAGCATCTACCAGATTTAAATAGCACTTTACAGGCTCTTTACCTTAATTTAAAGGACGATGGAATAGGTTTAATTGAAGTTCCTAATTTTGATATGATAATTAAGGAGAATTTATTCTCTGAATTTATCAATGACCATCTTTATTACTTTACGTCCGACACATTAGAGCATGTTTTAAATAGAAATGGCTTTGAAGTTGTCGAAATGAATGAAGTTTGGCATGATTATATTATTTCTGCTGTAGTAAAAAAGAAACAAGTTCCTAATCTTAGCTCTTTTAAGCGTCAACAGAAAAAAATTACCCAGCAAATTATGGATTATCTGGCTAAATTTTCAGAGGAGTCTGTGGCAGTCTACGGTGCTGGGCATCAAGCGTTAGCGGTTCTCGCTTTGGCTGATCTGGGAGATAAAATAAAGTATGTTGTTGATGACGCTCCATTTAAACAAGGAAAATATACCCCCGCAACACATATTCCTATAGTTTCCGCTGAAATTTTGCATGAAGACCCTCCAGAAGCTATAATAGTTATGGCTGCGAGCTATTCCGATGAAGTAGCTTCGAAGTTATTAAAATTGAACTTGGGGGTAGGTTTATCTGTTTTGCGTGATAATGGAATATATATAAGAGAATGAGTAAGAAAAAAGATTTTGTTTCGAATGTTACAGGAGAAGAGTGGTTTAAGCATAACTCTATTAAATGGAGTAAAGTTATTAACCAAATTGGGGTAGTTATAGAGGATGAGATTCATCAAGGGAAGAATGATCAGCCTGTAACTCTAAAAAAGGGAAGCCGAGTTATTATTGATGATATTCGTGGACGTATTAAACCTCAGTATCGAGTCATAGATGAGGACGGAAAGATTTGGTTTGTATCTGCATTGAACTTAAATATATTAGAAGATAACATGCGACAAGCAGATGTGTCCAAGCATAAATATAAAGGAGGGGTTCGTCATGATGGAAGTGAGGCTACTCCTTATCGCTACACCGTTAGCAAAACAACAAAAGAAGAATTAGAAGGTAAATAATGGCAAATTCAAACAGTACTATGTTTCAAACACCTTTAGAGGGTAACGATAAGGATCATGTTCTACCATGGTCTGAAAAAGAACTTCAGGATATGTTGGTCGAGAAATCTGCCGATGAGTTAAAAGATATCGCTGAGGGTAAGGTGATGCAGCACACTACGGTCAAGGAAGAAGCCCTTCGCCAAAACTGGTTAAAAGGATACAAACCTAAAGTATACGACAAGATGATCAAGTACCCCGAGAAAATTGCAAAGGGAGAAAGCATTGCTATTATTCAATTTCAGTATGATTATCTCTGTAACTTTGATTGTGAGCACTGCTGTATTGACAAGTTCTACGTTCCTAAAAACTGGGAAGAGGGGAGTGGGCGTCGTAAGTTCGAATTAGAAGATGTACGACGACTTGCTGATGAAGCTGATGCTATGGGGTTAGCCAATTTCGTTATTACAGGAGGAGAGCCCCTCCTTTTAAAAGAATTCGATGAACTAGTTGAAGCCATCGGTCCTGATAGATTCTATCTGGTTACAGACTCAAACGGTTGGAACCTAGACCTAGAGAGAGCGAAGCATCTCAAAGCGATTGGTGTAGATAAAGTGCAGCTTAGTTTAGATGGAGCCGATGCAGAAAGCCATGACACCTTCCGTAGAGCCCCTGGCTCATGGGCGAGAGTTATGACAGCTATCGACGCTTGCAAAGAGGCAGACCTACACGTTATCCTTTCTACTGTTATCTGGAAGGATCGCATCTATACAGAGGAGTGGAGATCATTCCTAGATTACGCAAAGTCCAAGGATGTGGGAACCTATGTGGTTTACGCAAAGCCTGTTGGCGCATACGAAGGCGTTACAGAGCAAATGATGACTGAGAAGGAAGGTAAGATCCTCCAGCAGTTTGAGGAAGAATATGATATTTTTACTCACATGACCCCCTCTTACGGTAGAGATATTGGTTGTATTGCGGTTAAGCGCATGGTCCCTGTTACAAGATACGGAGATATTCTCCCATGTCCCTACCAGCACGTTTCTTTGGGTAATTTCTTTGAAGAGTCTTTGGCTGATATTATAGGACGGGGTTTAAATATTAAGTGGTTTGACCCTAGAAAGAATATGCCTTGTATTTGTGGTGTAGATAAAGGATTTATTGAGAATGTTATCTCTGAGTCGTATGGGGATTCTGAAGTTCCTGTAAGATATGATAAGGTGTTTACCTCTGATGATTTCATGAACCAAGAGAATATGGGTGATGTAGAGAAAGAGAGTGGAACTGGTGTTGAAGTGGAAACCTGGGTTAATGCTCCTCTCATTACTCTTAAAGGATCTAAACTCAAGAAGTTTGATGCTGTTGAAGATTCTATTAGAGGCTCTTAGTGTTAACTTTCACTGAATCCGCAGTTAGTTACTTGAATCAAGCCTTAGATGAGGGCGATGTATTGAGAGTCCGTGTTAAGGGGGGTGGTTGTGCTGGCTTCTCTTATGACATGGAGGTTCAAGAAGAGCATCAAATTGGCCCTGAAGATACGGTGACTGAGGAGTCTGGGTTTAAAGTTGTTATAGACAAAAAAAGTGATTTTATGTTAAACGAAACAGAGGTTGATTATAAAACAACTTTGAGTCAATCAGGCTTTGAATTTTCTAACGCTAAAGCTACAAAAACTTGCGGTTGTGGCACCTCTTTTTCCTGCGATTGAACTATAATAGCGTATGGTTGAAAAACAACGCATATTAGATTTAGTAGCAGAGTATGTACAAAACAAAAGAGCCAGTCGTTCCTGGGAGAAAGGGGATGATTGGGTTGAGTACTCTGGTCCCCACTTTAATGAAGATGAGTTTGTGGCGGCTATTGACAGCTTTCTTGATGAGTGGTTTATTTTTGGTAAGAAGGGCCGAGAGTTTGAGTTAGAGTTCCCGCAGTACTTAGGGATGGATTATGGGGCTTTAACCAATTCAGGGAGTTCGGCAAACTTGTTAATGGTTGCCGCAGTCGCTTCTAGGAATTTGTATGACCTCCCTAAAGGATCAAAGTTTATAACTCCTGTCGTTTGTTTTCCCACAACTATTAATCCAATAATTCAGCATGGATTTGAGCCTGTATTCGTTGATGTAGAGCTTCCTAGTGTAAACCTTGATCTGGATAAGGTAGAGGCAAAATTGGAGGAAGATCCTGAGATTAAAGGCATTATTTTTGCCCATGTGTTAGGCAATCCTCCTGATATGGATAGGCTTATGGGCTTAGTTGATAAGTATGATTTAATATTCTTGGAGGATGCTTGCGATGCTCTTGGATCTTTTTATGACGGTAAGAAGCTGGGATCCTTTGGGCATATGTCCACCTGCTCCTTCTTTCCTGCTCACCACATGACTCTAGGTGAGGGAGGATTTATCGCTACCAATAGCAACAAAGCACGGACGGTTCTAGCCAGCGTTAGGGATTGGGGTCGAGGGTGTTATTGTAATAGCATGAAACCTGGATCAGTAACAGGAGGAACAGCTTGTGGTAATAGATTTAAGAATTGGTTGCCTGGGATGCCTGATGCTATTTATGACCACAGGTATGTGTTTAATGAGATTGGATACAATCTTAAGCCTTTAGAACTTCAAGCAGCTATAGGACTTGAGCAACTTAAAAAGCTTCCCGAGATGGACGCAGCGAGAAGAAAGAATCACGCTAGATTAAATGATATTTTTAGAAAGTATGAGGACTTTTTCTACCTTCCAGAGGCTACACCTAAGTCTGACCCTTGCTGGTTTGCATACTTGTTAACTTTAAAAACTGATAGATTCTCGCGTGATGATTTTATACAGCACTTAGAGTCTGCAAAGATTCAGACTCGCTCTTACTTTAGTGGAAATATCCTTGCTCACCCAGGGTACAATCATTTAGCAAAAGAAGGTGAAATTGAGTCCTTCCCTGTTGCAAATAAGGTCACGTTGGACTCCTTCTTCTTGGGAACTTTTATTGGCCTTACCGATGAAAAGCTGGATTATATTGCGGAAGTGGTAGACAATTTCTTTGCCTCCCTGCCTCGATTATCATCATGAAAATTATATACGTCACTGGTTGTTTAGGTTTTATTGGGTCTTACTTTACCCGAAAAGCTCTTGATCGGGGGTGGTATGTTTATGGTGTCGATAAGAGGACATACGCTGCCAGTAAAAGCATTTTGAGTGAGTTTCTTAATTATGATAACTTTACCTTTCTAAAAGAGGACATCAAAGATTTAAAGCATCTCTACGACTGTGATTATGTTGTGAACTTTGCCGCTGAATCTCATGTCGATAACAGCATTGTTAATAGCGACGAGTTCATGAACAGTAATATTCTAGGGGTTAGAAATCTTCTTGATCTTGTTAGGTTTAAGAATAAAAACGCAGGCAGCAGACCAATCTTCTTTCAGATTAGTACTGATGAAGTGTATGGTGATTTAGATACAGGATACCATAAAGAGTCTGATCTCTTAAAGCCTAGTAACCCCTACTCTGCGTCTAAAGCAGCAGCGGATATGCTAATCACAGCATGGGCCAGAACCTATGATCTAGATTATGTAATGCTTCGTCCAACAAATAATTACGGAATTGGACAGTATCCTGAAAAGCTAATCCCTATTGCAGTTAAGAGTCTTAAGAGGGGTAGGAAGATTAGTCTCCACAATCAAGGAACCCCCATTCGTAATTGGCTTCATGCTGATGATACAGCAGAAGCTGCTATTCTTTTAATTGAGAAGGAAGCTAAGAATGAGATCTTCAATGTTGCAGGAGGCTATGAACAAACTAATGCGGATACAGTTAAAAAGATTTTGACGCACTATTTCGGTAGAGATGTTGACCTATCTGATTATGTTAATTCTTCTGATGAGAGAGACGGTCAGGATATGAGATATGCTCTTGATGATTCCAAGCTTAGATCTTTGGGGTGGAAGCCGAATAAAAAGTTTGATGAGGAGATTAGTGGTATCGTAGACTATTACAAGGATAATTTCATATGGTAGAAAAAGTATTAGTTACAGGAGGCAGTGGGTTCTTAGGGAAACGCCTTAGTTTAGTTAAGCCTGATTGGGTGTATGTATCATCCAAAGATTATAATTTATTAAATGAAGATGAATGTGATAAAATGTTTTCTGATATTAAACCAGATGCAGTTATTCATTTAGCTGCAAGAGTTGGAGGTATTAAAGACAATGCAGAACACCAAGGAGACTTCTTTTATCAGAATACGAAAATTAATTGCAATGTTGTTAACGCAGCAAAAAACGCAGGGGTCAAAAGGCTTCTGGCCTCTTTAAGCACTTGCGCTTTCCCCAATCAGTGCGCTACTTATCCTATGGTAGAGGGTATGATTTTTGCGGGAGCGCCAGCCGAAACTAATTTATCTTATGGGTACACAAAAAGGCTTCTTCATGTTCAGTGCTTATCCTATAGAAAACAATACGGCTTAAACTACAGTACTTTCTGTCCGTCTAATTTATATGGACCAGAGGATCATTTTGATCCACAAAAATCCCATTTTGTTCCTGCTTTGGTTAAAAAAGTACACGATGCTAATGAGGGAGATTCGCTTATGTTTTGGGGAACGGGGTTACCTCTCAGACAGCAACTTTATATTGATGATTTGGCGACTTTAATTCCAATGCTCTTAGAAGATCATAATAGTGAGGTTCCTCTAATTGTAGCACCTCTAGAAAACTTAATGATTAAGGATATGGTAGCTATGGGTGTTGAGGTTGCCAATAAAAAGCTAGAATATAGCTTTAATAATGAAATATCAGGACAATTTAGAAAGGATGGGTCCAATGCAAAATTAATGGAAATGTATCCAGACCTATCTTTCACCCCCTTCAAAGAAGGATTTAATAAAACTTATGAGTGGTACAAAGAGAGCGTTTATAACAGGAATTAGTGGACAGGATGGCTCCTACTTAGCAGAGCTATTGCTAGAAAAAGGTTATGAGGTATGGGGGTTGCTCCGAAGGCATTCAGTTCCTGAAAATCAAACGAGTCGCCTAGAAGCTATTGGGTTGTTTAAAAACCCTAACCTTCATTTAGTGTATGGAGATATGACTGATATGCCTTCTCTTATGTTGGCTTTAAACGAGTCTACCCCAGACGAGATTTATAACCTAGCTGCTCAGTCTCATGTGAGAATTAGTTTTGATCAACCTGTGTTTACGACAAATGCAGATGCAGTGGGGGTTTTAAATTTATTAGAAGCTATTCGCACAGTTTGCCCTAAGGCTCGTATGTATCAAGCGTGTTCTTCTGAAATGTTTGGAAATGAGTTCGATGATGATGGCTTCAGACGAGAGGCTACTTTAATGAGACCCGTGAGCCCTTATGGTTGCTCTAAGTTATATGCTTATAATCTTTGCAGGGTTTATCGTTCTAGTTACGATATGTTTATTGCTAACGGCATTCTGTTTAATCATGAGTCTCCTCGCAGAGGCTTAAATTTCGTTACAAATAAGGTTGTTGCTGGTGCTGTTGATATTTATAACGGAGAAGCCCAAACTCTAGCTTTGGGAAACTTAGAGGCTACTAGGGATTGGGGTCACGCTAAGGACTATGTTCGTGCTATGTGGATGATGCTACAGCAGGATGAGCCTGATGATTTTGTGTGTGCTATGGGAGAGTCTCATTCGGTAAGAGAGTTGTGCGAGGAAGTCTTCTCTGAATTAGATATGGATTAT